TGATACGTGCTCGGTTAGCAGAGGTGAAGGCTATACAGAAGCAGAAGGAAGAGCAAGAGAAGCAGACTAAGGCAGTGCTAGGGTTCATAACGAACCTGGAGAAAGAGAACAAGCTCCTACGTATGACGGAGAAGGCTAGAGAAGTACAAGTAGCATTGATGGACGCTGCAGACGAAGCAGGTAGGAAGCTAAAAGCAGGAGAGATAGAGAGAATAACGGAACTCATTAAAGAGAAGCAGGCTATTGAAAAGAACAACGAACTTATGGAGGAGAGAAAAGAGCTGCTCAAGTCTATAACGGGGCCTGCTGAAGATCTCGCAAGGTTCGAGGAGCATCTTAATGCACTGGTGAAGGAGGGCTCCATAACACAGGAGCAGGCTGCTGCTAAACTCCAGCAGCTAAAAGACCAGTACAAAGATATAGAGACTATTGCTATTGAGCTTCCTAGTTTTGAGAAGTTCAACGCTGACCTTGACGAGCAGCTACGGTTACTGCAGTTGACTAATGATGAGAGGGCAATACAGAACCAGCTGCTAGATATGCAGAGATCTGTAACCGAGGGGCTCAGTCCTACTGAGGCTCAGAGCTTAGAGGTACAGTTACGTAGGCTTCAGGCTCTACAGACCTACAATGATCTACTGCAGGATAGCATGACTCCACAGCAGGAGCTGCTCAACCTAGAGCAGCAGCTAATCTTTGCTCGTGAGCAGGGGATTATATCAATAGAGCAGTATACTGCTGCTATGGAGCGGCTGAAGCTAATCTCTCTTGACTTTGCTACTGACGCTGCCTCTGGTGTTACGAGAGGTCTGCAGGCAATACAGGATGACATACTAGACCTTGCTTCGGTTACGGAGTCAGCTCTTGTTAATGCGTGGCAGGGAGCAGAGCAAGCACTAACGGACTTCGTTACAAAAGGAGAAGCAGACTTCAAGGGCCTGGTAGACTCGATACTAGCAGATCTCACGAGGCTTCTTCTTCGTAAGGCTCTACTCTCACTCATTCCAGGTATAGGGCCTGCAGCGGGGGCAGCTCCTCTACCAGGCTTCCAGCACGGAGGCTCCTTTACCGTGGGAGGCAGCGGAGGCCCTGACAGTCAGGTAGTAGCGTTCCGAGCTACACCAGGGGAGCAGGTTAATGTAGGAGGAGGAGCCCCTAACGTTAACGTTGCTGCTCCTGAGGTTAATCTACGGAACGTCAATGTATTTGACCCGAAGGCTGCTGTTGATGCACTAGACACAAGAGAAGGAGAGAAGGCCCTCCTTAACTTTGTACGTCGTAATCCTGGTCAGATCAAGAGGGCCTTAGGAGGGTAGACAATGGCCTTTACAACAGGCACAGCGGATAACTACCACGATCTACTTAACGATCTCCGGCTATGGTTAACAGTCACCCTCGGTACGTGGACTGAGCTTGACTGGACTCCTCCTCCGAGCGGTATAGGAGTAGATCTGCAGGAGGTAGCTTCACTCTCCTTGCAGGGGCCTGGTGCAGGTTCGGGTAAGGAGGTCTACATAAACATAGAGACGGTTGCAGACCTTACCCCTATCTACTCGTGGAAGGTCTACGGGGCTATAGGTTACACGGCTTCCGTAGCTCCTGGTGCACAGCCTGGAGCCGGAGGGCCTACCTGGTTCAACCTCAGTGGAACGGCTGCAGGATCTATAACGTACTGGTTCTATGCTAATGACAGACGCTTCATAGTGGTAGCCCTCTGTGGAGGTACTAACTATATGAGTATGTACGCGGGGTTCTTCCTGCCGATTGCTCTACCGAGTGAGTACCCCTTCCCTCTGGTAATTATAGGCAGCTACCCCGAGATGAAGGAGCCTGACTTCAACAATGCTCGTAACTCTAGCATTGTAGATCCTGGAGCCGGAGCAGCCTTCTACCGTAGACGCTCAAGCGGAGTCTGGGTATCTATCCGGAACCAGGGTAACAGCACGGCTTCTGTAGATGCAGAAAGCGGAGAACGTTGCTTTATGTGGCCTCACAAGACTGGAGTTTGTAGCGGGGGATTTATAGATAATCCGGACTACTGGGGTGAGTCAGGCTTTGGGAGAATGAAGCTAAACGGTAAGGATGAGTCAGTACTGATCCAGCCTCACATTATTGATATGGAGGGGAGACTAGTAGCCGGATCACTCGAAGGAGTGTACTCTACGTGTGGTCACAACAGAGTAACTAATCAGACACTGACGCTCGGAGGTAGGACGTTCCGTCTATTTCAACGAGTATTTAGGAACCAGGCAGGAGACTTCTTTGCTGTGGAGGAGGTGTAGTTATGGCCTATCAGAACACGAGTGCTACTGACGTATCAGACTTGTTAGACAAGCTCTACACTTTTGCTACAGTTACCGAGAGCTGGACTGGAGTATACAACGAGGTTACTGCAGCGGGGCCTCCTGAGATCCGTCAAATAGCTATGGAGATAAGTAACTGTCATCTGGCAATGGGTACGAGGGATGCAGACTTAGGACTAGACAAAAGCGGAGAGACTGACGGTTACACCAGTGCAGCTCTATCGAGTAGTCTTGACTCAGGGCCTCCTTACCAGTATCACAGTCACCCTGACTCTATTGTTACTTCGGAGACAGATACTGACCGTATAAGGTGCAATGATCTGGGGGAGCCTCCTTTTACTAATGTGTGGTTCTTCTCTGGTGACGGGGTAGGAGACGTTGACTATATTCACATGGTAGTACAGACAGCTGGGGAGCGTTACTCACACTTTAGCGTAGGTATCATTGACCCTGTAGGGCAGACTCACGCGGAAGTAGCCTTCTGCTGTAGTATGTACTGGGAGTGGTGGCTTAGCTCGTTCATTAACAATATACCAGAGGATGATACTCACAAGTGCGGGTACTTCTGGGGAGATGACGAGGAGGGGCAGGTATTCATACCTTACAGTGTATCAGATCCTGTATTACCTGCAGGCTTCCAGGACGTGAGCCCGAACGGGCTACCGTTCAATGGTAACAACCTTACAAAGATAAGGGAGAGACTGATAGAAGACTCTGACGACTGGAGACAAGCTGCAGGACGTATACTGGACTTCTTGCAGCCTTCCTATAATCAGCCCACTACTGGAGGTACGTTAATGTGGGGGCTTCCTATGCTCTTCCGTGATACTGGGAGCCCGAGGAGTCACATTATGCTAGGGGTACTCCCTGGTATGAGGTATGCTCGTATTGATGACGTTGCCCCTGGTACTACGCTAACCTATGGTACGGAAGAGTGGGTAATCTTCCCCTTCAAGCGTAAGGGCCTTAGGGAGAACGTAGCTGCTAGTGCAGGAGGCTCTGATCCTGTAGACCTTATCAATACAATAGAGTGGGCTTTTGCCTACAAGAAGAACACGTAGGAAGGAGGACTAGTAATGGCAACAATTAACTTGAAGGTTGACGGTGACGTTACTACTAACTGGGATACCGTTAACCCAGGCCCTAACCACTGGGAAGCTATAGACGAGGGTACAGTACTCGGAGGTAACAGCCCGAGTGACGCTGATTACATTGAAACGACAACGATAGATGACGTTGACGAGTTCACTGTAGGAGCTACCCCAGCTAACACGAGTGAGGTTACTCAGATTGACGTTAACCTCAGGGGCTACATTGATGACGGCTCCAGCACAGCTCGTATACAGCTAGATCTGTTCCACAGTGCAGGGACTCCTGTAACAGGTAACCCGAAGTACATTGACGGTACAGACCTCGGAGGATACGGAACTACTGTAGGTGAGGCCTCAGTCAGCTGGACTGGCCTCACTTTGACGAAGACTCAAGCAGACTCTCTGCAGCTCCGTACTACGTTCCTGGAGACCTAAGAGCGTAGGGAGGAGACTTTGCTCCTAAAGGAGGTCAGAGAGTGGCTGCTCTTGAGTGCAGCATTACTAACTACGCGGGTCTCACAGATCCGGCCGTAATAAACAATGCTACCTACGGAGATCGTATAGCAGACGAGGTATCCAACTTTGCAAGTAAGCTCGGTCATCCTCAGACTGTGCACTTACCTGCAGAGAGTATCCCTATTACAGACCTTGCTAACTGTGAGATAGGCTTCAATATCTATACTGACGGGCCTACTCTGCCTGAGCAGCTGATTACTAGAGCACTTTTTAGGGCTACTTTTCCTGCTAATCCCTCAGATCTCTTCGGGTCTCTTCCTGGTACGAGTGGTCTTACTGTTAGTCTCCTCCAGTATGATGACCTCTCAGACCCTGCTACAATAAATAACGATACGTACACTGGGGCTATTGCGTCTGAGCTTGCTGCTTTTGCTAATAAGCTAGGCTCTCCGCAAACTGTCTTCCTCCCTGCAGATGATACTAACTTCCCAGACGAGACGGTTAATACGTCGTGGGTTGACGTGTGGGTAGTAACTATAGGCTCTGGCCCTAGTGCTCAGCCTGCTGTGCAGTGTACGTGTGGAATGATGGCAAAGTATATAGTAGACCCTTCAAAGCTGTTCGGTAATCTACCGTAAGGAGAGGAGATGATATGGCAGAGATAACAAGCGTACCCTCGGGTGACTACTCGGGAGAGCTAGAGTGGGCTCCTACTCCTTCAGGTACTCACTACACTACTGTAGATGAGGGGGAGACTAACAAGAACACTACAGACTATATCTATAAGCCTGGTTACCCGTACCGTGACCGCTTTCACTTCCCTGCTGACGCTCCGGCTAATATGGACACGGTTACCGAGGTACGTATAAGAATGTATCTGAAGGTGAAGAAGCAGGCTTCAGAACCAGGCCTAAGTATTGTACTCATTGACGGTAGAGATGAGTCAGTAATGGGTAGCAGAGTCTTTGCCTCTAATACTAGTGACGCATGGGTTGTACGTGACGCTGTCTTCCCTCAGACACAGCTCAACGGTGGAGCTGGGTTAGATAGAGACGAGTATCAAAATATGGACATACGCTTCAGGACTACTCTAGGAGATGCAGGAGTACAGTTCGAGGAAGTACCGTAAAAAATGGCCTCTTTTAATCACACTATATCTACTATAGACCGTATCACTACGTACACTACTACGGGGGCTACGGGTAGGATCACTGCCGTAGATCTCGATATTACGTACAGTGAGATAGTAGCTCGTGTGACTGCAGTAGATCTTGACGTTACCTACTCGGAGATCACTGCAAGGATAACTGCAGTAGACCTGGATCTTACTTACTCAGAGATCACTGCACGTATCACAGCTGTTGACCTTGACGTTACGTATGACCCTATCATAGCACGTATCACAGCTGTTGACCTTGACGTTACCTACTCTCTCAAGCTAGCCCGTATCACTGCAGTAGATCTCGATACAACGTACTCAGAGATCACTGCTCGTATAACGGCTGTAGACCTAGACCTTACTTATAGTGAGATCACTGCACGGATAACAGAAGTAGACCTAGACCTTACCTACAGTGAGATAGTAGCTAGAGTCACAGCCGTTGACCTTGAGACTACATACTCTCTCAAGACTGGACGTATCACAGCGGTAGATCTTGAGGTCACTTATACTATAGAGGCTCCTACAGCTCGTATCACAGCTGTTGACCTTGACCTCACTTACTCGGAGATCACTAGTAGAATAACTGCAGTAGATCTAGAAGCTACTTACTCTCTCAAGACAGGAAGAGTAACTGCAGTAGACTTAGATCTTACTTATGATGAGATCACAGCAAGAGTAACTGCAGTAGATCTTGAGACTACCTATACTCCTACAGCCGTTATTACGGCTCGTATCACAGCTGTAGATCTAGACGTTACTTACTCTGAGATCGTAGCTAGAATCACAGCCGTAGATCTGGAACTCACTTACTCTGAGATAACCGCTCGGGTCACAGCGGTAGACCTTGACATTACCTATAATGAGATTGCAGCAAGGATAACTGCTGTTGACCTGGACGTTATCTACTCAGAGAAGCTAGGCAGGATCACGGCCGTAGACCTGGATCTTACCTATAATGAGATCCTAGCTAGGATCACTGCTGTTGACCTGGAGACTACGTACACTCCTACAGGGGCTCTAGGACGTATAACAGCAATAGACCTTGACATAGAGTATACCTTCACTGGAGACCAGCTCGTAGTAGAGCTGCCTCTCAGCTACCGGCTAGGTATCACATACGGAGACGGTCTTACCTGGTATCTGTGGGCTCTACCCACTACCCCTACAGGCTTACCGAGGGCAGACCTGCCTAAGCTCCCCGAAGCTAGCACAGCTCCGGAGATGCTAGGCACTACAGCAGGGGCTGTGCCTGCTCCCATTCTACCCAGTGCAACAGGACTAGCAGGGCTCTTCGAGTTCTACGTAGGTGACGTGTACTGGCGTATCTGGTGTGTACCCGAGTTCCTAAGACCACAGAACCCAGAGCTTAACGTAGATATACCCTTCATCCTGTGGCAGGCCTACACGGAGAGCAACACGCTCAATAGCATAGGAGGGACAGGGCAGGACGGGCTTACGCTGGATCTCGTAGCTCCTCGGGTCTTCTTCCCTGTGGAGGAGTTAGAAGTTAACCTGCAGATCACTCCTGCTGCTCCTAATCAGATCAGTGCAACGTACCTCTTTAACTTTGACGAGGGACAGGGAGTCTTCCTCTTTGAGACGGTTGTTAGTGACTGGATCAAGGTAATACCTGAGATACCTGTCAAGGAGACGTGGCAATGGTTAACTGATATCACTATAGGTAATGACTCCACAGAGCAAAGAACTGCTGTACGTAGACAGCCTCGAAGGTTCATAGAGTACGGTATCCTTATTGAGGATGATATAGAACGACAGAGAGAGTACGATAGGATCTACAACAGGCTAGCTAATAGTCTCGTTGTTCCGTTCTACCAGTACTTCACGAGACTTACTCAGAATAGCTTGATAACTGAGTCCAGGATATACTTTGACCCTGCAAGGACTGACTTTAGAGCTAACGAGCTAGCTGTAATCTACAGGCCTACTACTGAAGAGTCCTTCCTTATTCAGATAGGAGACCTGCAGACAGATGGAGCAGACACGGCTACTCCTTTGACTGTAGACCTGTACACTGGAGACCTGATAGCTCCTGCCTTCAATGGCAGGCTAGCTAATCGTACGAGTATAGATATGACCACAGTAGCAGGAGCACTCAAGTTCAACTTCGCTATTGAGGACTTCCGGTCTACGTTCAATAGAGTGGGTACGTATCCTATAGGTAGTCAGGCTGTCATTAACACGTATGACGGCTACAATATCCTTGACCGTTGCCCTATGGCGAACCAGGCAGTATCTGAGGCCTTCGATATTGACCCGCTAATTATTGACAGTGAGTCAGGGGTACACGATCAGAGAACGTCCTGGTTACACGCTTTTATAGGTGGGGCTCGTAAGTGGAATATAAAGCGGTTAAAAGATCCTGACGAGCTAGACTGGTGGAGGGACTTCATTACAGAAGCGTGGGGTATGCGTGAGCCGTTCCTTATGCCTTCGTATAGACAGGATCTCTTCTTAGCATCTACACCTAACGGGGGAGATCCTACTATAGAGATCACGAGTACGAACTACGCTACTCAGTACTTCCCTCATGACACATATACTAGGTTCAGGTTCACTAACCCTGACGGAGACCAGATCTACAGGAAGGCTACTGACGCTCAAGACTTACCTGGAGGTACTACGGAGCTGACACTTGATACAGCCGTACCTAACCTTCCCGAGTGGTCTAACGGCTTTGAGATAGAGTACCTTAATAAAGTACGCTTTGCCTCGGACACTTTCACATTGACTCATTACGCTACCTACACGATACTGTCAGGAGCTATAAGGACGGTTGACGAGTGAGTACGTACACAGACACAGAGGACAGCTCTCATGATGCTGCACCAGTAGAGGGGTTTAAGTTCACAGGGACTTACGATAACTACTACTACACAAGTGCAGATCAAGACGAGACTATAGCGGGGAACCTGTACACAGCTGTTCCTATCAAAAGGAACGCTATACGCTCGGGTAGTCAGAATGATGACAGCTTAGACCTTGAGCTAGAAGTACCCTCGGATCTCCAGCTAGTGAGAGACTACGGCTACGGGATTACTCCTCCGGAGCTTGTACTAGAAGTAGTCCGTTATCACAGGGGAACGAACCCAGCTACAGACTTTGCAGTAGTCTGGAAGGGGCCTGTTACGAGCTTCTCCACTACAGGGAAGCTGACGAAGATACAGGTACCTAGTATCTTCACTGTGGCACTGCAGGGAGAGCTACCTAATGCTTACTTCCAGAACCCCTGTAACCACGTACTCTATGACGTACGCTGCAAAGTAGACCCTAACTCCTACAAGCAGGCTACTACTATCACTGCTGTAACAGATGAGACAACAATAGAGGTAGCAGATGACGGCTTTGCAGATGAGTACCTACGAGCGGGTGAGTTCTACAACGTTACTAAGAATGAGCGTAGGACTATCGTAGACAACGTAGCTAATGTTATAACTGTCTCGTTCCCGTTCTTCAACCCTGTGGTAGGTGACAGCGTAGAACTCTTTGCAGGCTGTGACCACGGGTACCAGACGTGTATTAACAAGTTCAATAACTCTCTAAACTACGGCGGGTTCCCGTTCGTTCCGGCAGACAACCCGTTCAGGTTCGAGCTATGATCTGGTTCACACTGTTACTCTTTGCAGCTAGCTTCTTCTTGTCAGTGCTTCTTACTCCGAAGCCTCAAGTTGAGAACGCTAGACCAGGCAAGCTAGGAGATCTACGCTTCCCTCGTAATGACGAGGGCTCCCCTATACCTATAGTCTTCGGACGTGTCCGGCTGCAGGCTCCTAATACGATCTGGTACGGACACTTCGGTACTACAGCTATCACTGAAGAAGTAAAAACAGGCTGGTTCAGTGAGGAGACTGTTACTAAGGGTCACCAGTATTATGTAGGGTTCCACTTTGCGCTGTGCTCGGGGCCTGGTGTCAAGCTACGTAGGATCTGGATAGAGAAGAAGGCTGTATACTTCTCAACGATAGGTGTAGGTGACGGGGGCTCGGCTACAATTAACCGAGGTAGCCTCTTCGGGGGAAGAGATAGAGGAGGAGGCTTCGTAGGTACGTTCTACTTCTACTCGGGTGAGGATACTCCGGTAGGACGTGACGCTTATATGGTAGCACGGCTAGGAGCTGACTTCCCCGCTATGCCTGGTACGTGTCACATAGTCTTTAGAAGGCCTTATATAGGTACGTCTCCTCAACTAAGGCCTATGAGCTTCGAGGTAGAGAGGTACCCTGATAACCTCGGGCTGTCTGGGCTGGGTACACAGATTATAGGAGATGACCTTAACCCTATGGAGATCCTCTACAGTGCTCTTACCGAGGACTGGAACGGGCTAGGGGTAGACTCCGGAGACATTGATACTACCTCCTTCCAGAACGTAGCACAGACACTCTATGACGAGCAGAACGGTATGAGCATAGCTGTTCAGGCCTCTAACACTGGTAAGGATCTCATAGAAGAGGTACTCAGACAGGTAGACGGTATTCTCTATCAAGACCCTGTTACAGGCAAGCTGGTAGTAGCTCTCATCCGTGAGGACTACGTAGTAGGTAATCTCCCTGTTTTTGATGAGTCTAACATTGAAGAGGTAGAGAACTTTACCCGTACCAGCTGGGCAGAGACTATGAACCAGGTACGAGTCAAGTTCTCCTGGAGAACGAAGAAGTACGAGGAGGCTGCTGCTCTAGCTCAAGATATGGCAAATATCCATATACAGAATAGAGTACGTAGTGCAACAGTCTCCTTCCCTGGTGTTACTGTTCCAGGTCTAGCCCTATCTCTGGCAGCAAGAGAACTCTCACAGATAAGCGTACCCCTCTTCAAGGCAACAATACGAGCTAACAGACAAGCAGCACAGCTCCGGCCTGGTTCCCCGTTCGTAATGAACTGGTCTGAGTACGGGCTTAGCAACGTGGTTATGAGAGTTCAACGCTTTGACCTCGGGGAGCTTGTACAGGGTAAGGTTGTTATGGAGTGTCTACAAGACCGCTTTGCTGCCTCTAATACTCTCTTCACTTCGGATGACACTCTATGGAGTCCTATTGACAGAGACGCGGTAGAGATCACAGAGTACAATATCTTCGAGTCTCCATACTGGTTTATACAGCAGATCAGTAACTTTACTCCCCCCGATGACTCAGCGTGGATCTGGGCTCTCTGCCGTTCTCCAGAGAACTTGATACGCTATGACTTCGTTACGTCTAATGATAACTTCCAGAATAACCTTGTAGTAGATCCTAACTACCAGAGGTTCACAGAGAGCTGCAAGCTGGTTACTGACATTCCCTTCAATCAAGCTCTACCGTCTGGGATAATTGACAAGATTATAGTAGAAGATCCTCTACCTCCGGCCGTTACGGGGTACAGGTTCTACGGCTTCGGTAGTAGTGTAATCTTCCGTGACATTAACGGAGACCTTAACAATATCAGGAATGAGGGGCAGGGGCTTATAGTTATCAATGGAGAGATCTTTGCTTACGAAGACTTCAACTCCTTAGGTGGAGAGCCTGAGCAGTTCGAGCTACTCAACGTCCACAGAGCCCTACTTGATACAACCTTTGAGGATCACATAGCCGGAGATACTGTCTTCCTACTCAATAGCATTGACTGGTTATGCTCTGACACTAAGCCGAACGTAGGTACTCAGTGGTGGAAGGCTCTTAGCTTCTCTGACCAGGACGGGCAAGACTTTGACGATCTAGACGTAGCAGCAGGTACTATAACTATCAATAGAAGGTATGACCGTCCTCTACCTCCTGACCTTATAGAGGTAGGAGATGGAACGAACGAGGGTAGGGCTCCCTTCGAGATTATAGGAGTTACTGACATTGAGTGGACGGATGCTAACGAGCGTAACAGGACAGCCCCTAACCAGGTAGTACTGCTGACTGACTCAGGAGACGAGGCAGAGGCTACTACAACGTATAACCTTCGTATGCTTCTTGACGGCTGGGAGATTGCAGAGAACACAGGTATAGCCTCGTGGGAGCCTGCAGCTACTCCTACCCCTATCTCAACGCTTACAGGTCTGGACGGACACGGTACAGCCCGTATAGAAGTAGAGTCCGACAACGGAACCTTACTGAGTCACAGCGTAGACTACTTCGAGTTCTTCTACGCTAATTACCAGAACCTCTCAGCTGAGCAGCTAAGCAACGGAGACTTTGAAGGCTCCGGCTTATCTCCGTGGACTGTGGTTAGTGGTACCTGGAGTGACGAGGTTACCGGCTACCCTGCAGACCCTGTACGAGTCCTCGGGTCAATGCTCGATAACGAGCACGCGGAGGCAACCGGAACTACTAACGAGCTACGGCAGAACTGGACTATAGGTACAGCCTCGGGCAAGTCTGCTGTAGTGAGTGTCTACAAGACGAGCCTGGTAGCAGGGGCTACGGGGCAGCTGATAGTAGAATTGAGAGACGCTTCCTCTGCTCTCGATACGATCACAACCCCTCTAGAGGCTACTACAGTAGGTAAGTGGGATAGGCTAGAGATACCTCTACCTCTTCGTACTGACGCTACTACGGTACGTGTCCGGCTCGTTGCTCCAGCAGCTGACGTTGCTTTTGATAATGCCTCTCTGAAGTATCATGACCCGAGCCCTACTACAGCTGCAAAGTATGACAGTCTAGGGAGCGTTACTGCTGTAGGTCTCTGGGGCCTTCGTCTAATGCGTTCAACGTACGCGGGGCCTCTTGTAAGGATACGTGATACCTTTGATGACTCGGAGCAGGATCTCTACCCAGACCCTGACGGTAACCTGCCTCCGTTCTGGGTAAAGGGTCAAGCACGAGTAGTCAGACTATATGACCAGACCACTAACGCGGCTCACTTAGAAGCCTCCGTAGAGGGAGACCAGCCTAGACTCTACTACAATATGTCAGAGTCCGGACGTGCTTATATACGCTTCAACTCTCAAGGGGCTAACGTAGAGCAGCTGCAGGACACTATAGCAGGTACTACCCGTCCGTATATGATTACACGTCCTAACTGTCTCATTGCACTGAGAGGACAGAGAGATACTACTAATGACTACATAGTATCAGTACCTCACCAGGACGGAGTACATACCAGCCCGTTCTCAAGGTGGGCTCTCAGTACTAATCCTGACAACTGGTTTTACTACGTCAACGGTACTAATAATGTCTATGATGGAGCTGCAGGGAACGGCTCTCCTGTAGGAGGTCAACACGTATTTTACATAGACCACAGCAACGGAGATCTCTACCATAATGATGACACTGCAGCAGCTGACACTTTCACTCCTGCAGATCACACGTACCCTAACTCTACGCGGCTCTTGCTGGGAGAGACAGGAGCACAGACGCTGGAGTGGAACGGAGACTTTTGCGAGTTAGCTATTTTGAGTGGATCAATGAGCGGAGCTAACCGTACTACTATAATGGAAGACGTAGCAGACTACTGGTTCAACGCGGCTATATAATATGTCAGTACTTGCGATAGACATAGAGTTCAGACTAAGCGGAGGACAGACGAACTTCGTACCCTTTAACTCTCTAGGAGGGCAGATCTCCGGAGACCAGATAGCTGCTGCTCTTATAGAGAATCTTTTTGACAACGTCTCAGACTCTGAAGCATCCTCCGGAGACACAGAGTATAGGTGTTACTACGTGATTAACACTGCATCCGTAGACACTATAGCAGATCTGAGAGTATACATAAGTGAGGAGACGGCTAGTCCGGACACAGTTATAGATCTCGGGCTAGATCCTGCAGGCATAGGAGACGGTATCTCAACAGGAGTAGCTACTACGATTGCTAACGAGAGCACTGCACCAGCAGGAGTCACGTTCAGTCATCCTACTGACTTTGCAACAGGACTCGTAATAGGTAGCCTCGGGCCTGGTGACGCTCAGGCAATCTGGGTAAGACGGACGGTCTCTAGTTCTGCAGGTTCTTCCCCCCGAGATGACGTGAGGATCTCTCACGAAGGTACGGTATAGAGGAGGTACAATGGCACTAGATAGGAGAATTGAAAATACCGGACAGCAGAACCTTGCTCTATTTAGGTATCTAGACACAGTAGGAGACGGTACAGGTACTAAGAACGCTATAGGTGACTACTCTTCAGCAGCTCAGATATTCAAGATAGCTCCTCCTGCTAATGTAACCTACAGGCTAGCCCGTATGCTGGTTACGATAGAAGATACCACAGGTATGACAGCAGACGAGTACGGTAATATAGGCTCAGCTCTAAGCACGGGAGTAGTAATAAGGCTTCAGGATGACTCGGGTACTCTAGTAGACATAACAGACGGGTTACCTATAAAGACTAATGCTCAATGGGCTACTCACTGCTTTGACGTAGATATTAAGTCATGGGGTCAGACTCCAAGTGATGACCTATTAGTAGCAAGGTGGACGTTCACAAAAGCAGGACAGTTCCTACGTCTAACTGGAGATCAGGAGCTACAGGTAGTACTCAATGATGATTTTACAGACCTAATAGCTCACTACTTCGTTGTTCAAGGTTATGTAGAGAGCTATGTATACTAAGGAGGCCCGTAATGAACTTCTTCAAGAAGATAGGTAAGGGGATAGGCAAGGTTGCAGTAGGGACAGCAAAAGTAGCTGCTCCTGTGGTCTTGTCTGCTGTAACTCCAGAGGCAATAATTAACACAGCGGTAGGGGCTGTAGTGAAGCACGGAACGAAGGTACCTAACAACGCTATACCCTACCTCAATATCCTTCTTAGCAGTGGAGTAGCGTACGCTAAGAACGTAGCAGCTACAGGAGACTGGGCAGCGTCAGTAGCTCCGGCACTGCAACAAGGTGGGGTACTTGCAGGAATGAGCACGTTGCTGCACCAGTCCCTGAAGCTGCCTCTTCGTACAGCTGTCACTAAGGAGAGCTGGAAGAAGACGGTAGGCCCTGGAGAATCTTTTAGTTTGTAAACTCTCTAGCTAGGGAGGCTCTGTGGATAACGGCAAGATGCTAGAAGTAATCCTAGAGGAAGTACGCTTCTGCCGCTCCTGTATAGGTGACGTTAACGAAAAGCTAGACAGGAAGATTGATATAGTGCACGGTAGGATTACTCAAGAAGCTGGAGAGCGTGCAGTACTCTCTAATAAAGTAAGCTGTCAGGACGGTAAGATCCGAGGCCTCGTGTCTCGTATTAACTGGGTATATGTTATCCTCGGGGGATTCTTTCTAGCTGTCGTAGGAGCAGCCCTTGCGCTAGTTTTCAAGGGGTGATACCTAATGATTAAGGTAGGAGTCCTAGTAGGACACTTCGGTAAAGGTACAGGAGCTGTAGCGGGGGCTCGTGACGAGTGGGAGCAATGCTTTGCAGATGCTCTTAACCTAGCACAGCAGCTCGATAGTGAG